AATAGACAGTAGCGGATGGAACCCATCTTCCGTGAACAGGGTTAGTCCTGTTAGGGTAAATTCCCGAGAAAACTCCGGTACCTATAGTTCCAGGGAAAGAAGAGGTGACAAAACTGCTGTTCCATTGGTCTGCATCGCTTTGTAGAGTTTGAATAATTTCAATCTCAGAAGTATCACTCATAGCAGACCAATGGTAATATGTATCATCGAATTGTATCCCTGCAAATATTTTATTTAAAACATGGAAAGGGCTAAACTGACGGAAGATATCTATAATCGCAGGTAAAGCTTGGTTACCTAGTTTTGTTTCTCCTAAATTATGAAAATCGTCTACGTTCCAATCAAAGGAAGAAACCATAAACTTACTGTTTACTGTAGATGCTTTAGAGCTCCACAAATCAAACAGCGACATATTTTCTAACTGTCCTTTTCTAATAATCCTTTCATAGTTATAAGGAAGATTTAATCCGGAAGAATTAAACGTGAATCCTAAGTTTACACCCATATTAGGCAAATTAAATATATTAGCGTCGGATAATTCGGTAGAGCTTGTTATATATCTCGATAAGCTTGCTGCCGCTGTAGATGATACATTAAGACCTAAATCTTTTACGTCTCGGACCAGCAATGAGGACAAATCTCTAAGGATTGGTGCGTCTATTAAAGTGTTTTGGTAAAAACGTTGTTCTTCAAAAGGTGGTACAGGAATTTTTCTACCGCGGTGGAAGAAGCCTGGGTGTTGAACGCCTGCGCTTACCTGGGTATTGATGATATCGGAGTCTTTAAAGCTTTTGCCATGAAAGCGAATAAAATCATGTTTTTCATTGAGGTATTGTAAAATATAATCCGTCAGATATCTTGCATTATTATCAGGGTTAGCAGAATCCGCGTTTACCAGCTTCATGTTAATTCCTGAAGCTTCTAAGGACCTGTTCCATGCTCTTGTTAAGTTACTATATGATTCAGGGTTCGAGCCAAAATCAGTCTCGGTCTTTATCACATAATAAATAAGATTAGGGACATAAGATTCGTACAACTCCTGTATGCCAGAAGTGGCGTTATTCGCATCCCATAACCCTGACGGGATAAGCATCTGAACTGCGTTCGTTAAAGCTTGGCGAGTTCCCTTCGCTTTATATAAATAAATAGCTTGTTTAAGTTGCTCTCTCCATTTAGCAGGGTCAGTTGTAAAGAATGTCCAGCCTAAGTAACGTCCAAGATACTGTAAAAATTCTTCTGGACACTCCTCTATGTCCAATAAAAACTGGACATCTCTTATCGTATCTTTAACATCGTAAAATGCGTAGGCTAAAGCCTTTAACATTTTCCCCATTGGACCAGCGTTTTCCATTCGTCTCACATCGAGTCCAAGGAGAGAGGCATTTACAATGTCTTTAAAATATAAGGAGTTAGGGTCATCTTCATTAACCCACACATTAACCATAGTGTCTAACGCACTTACTAATTGAGCTCCCGAGGCAAAATAATTGTTTGAGTAGGTCGAGGATAGAGCGTTAAAAGGTGGAGGTAAATAATTCTGTCGTATTTGAGTCCATTCAGCGCCACCACCTAAACAATTTCGGAGTATCCATCTCATTACAATGGATACGCCCGTCGACTCCGTGAGGTTTTTCCCTAGGTAAAGCTCGTTAGTTATACTACTTAAAAGCAAAGAACTAGGAGCAATAGAATCACCATCTACTACCTTACCGCTTGTGTTAAGCATGTAAGTCCAGCCAAGGTGAGTCAAGAGTTCATTCTGAACGGAAGAGACTGAAGATACTTCAGGGTTTACAATAGAGCTGTATCCCGACACGAACTTATCCGTTACATAGTTTAGTTGTGTGTGAGGAAGCGCTGATGTGATAATAAACGAGCTAAAATCTCTTACGTTTGTAAAGTCTCTAAAAGACTTTCCTAAAGGATTCATTATATGACGTTCGTAATCATAAGGGGATACATGACTTATCTTATTAAAAGGGACAAAGTATGGAACGAACCTTACACTCGAATAGACGGCTCCTCCTGAACCTCCGAACTGAACGGAGGATACAGGCATGTCAATAAGTGATGACATATTTTTAGCTGTATAAAGAAGCTTAGCTAAAACATTGTACTGCAAGTCCTCTTCTTCACCGTACAAATTGTATTCAGTCTCGTCATAGAACTCAGGAATTATACGCTTAATTACTTCTATGTAATTCGCTTTAAAATGTTGTTGTTCTGGTCCGCTGTCTGATGCCATTACACTAATTCTACGGTAAACTCAAAGTTATTGAGTTGGATAATTTCATTGAAATTTAAATATATATCAGAATCGATATTGTTTATCTTAAAGAACCTGACTTCAGGAACTTGTAACATAAAATTATTAAGGTCAGCTAAAGAAAGGACTTGACCAAATTCCATGTTATCTACATTAAAGTACCTTAGTAACTCTCTTGCAGTTTTTTGTTTAATATTATCTGCATTTCGACGATTACTTTTATCAATATAAAGAGTTGCGACTAAATCTAAAGTTCTAATAACTCCGTCCGAGACAACTATATCGTCTGTAAGCATTTTATAGTTCTGAAAGTAATCTAAAAGTTCTTTTTTATACGCAACAGAAGCTCGTTCAAGCTGTGTTTCTGATGCTTTGGCTAAAACGAACAAATCAATGACGTTTGCCGCAGCTCCATTTTTGCGCAGAGAAGCCATTGCCTTGGCTGTCTTTCCAGCCGTCCCGACAAAAGAATTAGCTAATGCGTTATAATCTTCCCCTGTCACTGCGCGGTACTGCGTTCTAAAGAAGTACGGTGCATAGCGTTTAGCGTGGGCTACGCTTTCTGCTGTAGTTCCCCCAGTTCCTTTTGTGGTGTTTTCAATACTAGCATTAATATTATCCTCCCCGTTTAATGCGGTAATACCAGTATTGATGGAGCCTCTTGCAATATCCCCATTAACACCGCCACCTGTACGGAAGGTCACCACGTAACTCGCTCCAGGCGTAGGCATTCTTCCACGCACGCCATCGCCAAAGAAGAGCGTAGCAGTCATATCTTGATTATACTTTTTCTCAAAGACCGGGGTGTTTCCTCCAGACGCTACATATAGATTTGATATTTCGTTGTAATATGTACCGCCTGTGGCTCCTCCGCCGCTCTCAGTTGAGGATACTCCAATACTTCCCTCAATAACAGGACCGTTAGTTAATAAAATAGTTTGGCGGTTAGCGTCTTGACCGAAAATTCCGGTTTGGGATTGAACTATTCCCTCCAACAACAAAACATTAGTGGTTTGAGCTAGCCCATCGACATCACTGAAATCGGAAGGGGGAAATGTCACATCCCTATCAAAAAGATTTAGGGTTCCGTCGCTTTGCTGTCGTACTATAGAATAAGTTAGGGGAGTACCGCTGCGTTGATTAACCATAGAAATTCTTCGGTTACTAGACATTACGGTAACACCCGCTCCATGCACACTACTTTTGGGGATTTCTAGCTGTAGTTTGCCAGTAGCTTTAGATGCGGTAGGACCTTTCATAGATACCCCAATTAATTCAAGGAGCCGGGAAAGATTATTTCTATCCTTAACGGTATCGATATACATCTCATTAGCAGTCATATCCGCACGCAATGTAAGAGTGGTTGCCATATAAGCAAACATTTCCAACAGCATCTGCCCTAAGTCTGAAGCAGCGAAGTTATTATAATCCAGTGGGTATACTGATTTAAGGTAGTTCTGTAATGCAGCGCGGTAATCATTAAAACCATTAAGATTATAATCGATTAAGTCAGGCTTACGGTCATCAGGAATCTGCCCTAATTTTAGGAAATCCGATTCTATCGTACCATCAAACCCGGACGTGTTATACAGTCCTTTAAAAAATTTAGAATAGTCTTGTGCCATTTTATACAGTTAGAGCCACATTTGTCGTGGTAAGTAAATCATTCTTTGTGGAGATGCTTAAAGTTATCCTGAGGGTGTTTTGTTCTTCTTGAGGAAGGACCTCAAGTTGTTTGACTACAACACGAGGTTCATACTTAGCGATAGTTTGGGCTATTTGAGATTTTAGATTTTCAATGCTCATCGGGTCCATTGGGTCAAATAGGGTTTGTTTGAGGTCGGTTCCAAAATCGGGACGCATTACACGCGCACCTCTTGGAGTCATAATTAATTGAATTACCCCATCGCGCAAAGCGGCTAAATTTTCGCTTTGTGTTAGGACACCCCCAATGCCATCCGTGCGCATGGGAAATGCTATGCCTAATACATCTGTTCTATTGGCAGTTTTTTGGTATTGTAGATTGAAATTTACCATGGTATTATGGGGTTAAAATATTTTTAAAGAAGCCTTTTTGTGCGTCAAAATTAATTTTTGCTTCAGTAGTAGTTAGGGGCTTTCCATAAATCTTAAAACTACCCACAAAACCCTCTAAACCACTTCTAGGAATAACTCGAGTAGCGGGACCACTTGAACCTTTACTATTTGATAATGGTGGGCTATGTTGTCCTTTAATATAGACTTTGGAGGCTATTGTAGTTGTAACAACATCTGCGCCTGGTTGCGTTTGTTGGTATGTGTTGTTAGTATTCGACCCAAGAAAACCCATCGGTCTATAATCTGAGCCTTGTATACTTGGAATATTGTCCGTGTAACCTCCGCCAATAATCCACGGAGTGAAAACAGGAAAAGAAACACGTTCTGGTGTTAGAGGTTCGTCG